GTGTATTGGACTTAAAAATGCACAATGGAGTGGTCCAAACTCCTTATACTTTGGAATCGGCATTGGTACGAATTTACCAATTAGAGAAAGATGTAGCACGTAAATACGCACATGTAAGAAAATTAAAGAAGAAATATTTGGCTTTACAAATGCAATATTTACAAAAATCACAAGTTTTAGATTCTCAATCAGCAACAGTTAATATTACTAAAGCTGAGGATAATACAAAAGCACAAATCACTACATTTGCTGATGAATCAGCAGGTTGGAGTACGAAGGTACCAACACAACCAGATTCAACTTTTAATCTTGCAAATAATCAAGATAGTGATTTAGGCAACTTTTTAAGTCGACCTATTAATATTGCTACTTATCAATGGGCAGTAGATCAACCATTGTTTGAAACAATTAAACCATGGTCTGCTTATTTGAGTAATCCATTTATTAGAAATAAAATACAAAATTTTGAATTGTTACGTATGAATTTACATATGAAAGTTTTAATTAGTGGAACACCATTTCATTATGGTCGTGCTTTAGTATCATATAATCCATTAAATGGATTTGATGAAGTAACAATTGAGAGAGGTTTTGGTACTGTGTTTGATGCAGATTTAATTGGAGCATCACAGAAACCACATATCTTTCTAAATCCTACGCTGAATGCGGGAGGAGTGTTAGAATTACCATATTTTTATAAAGACAATTATATTTCGGTATCTGAATCATTAGCTAATATTGCTGATAATTTAGGTGAAGTGACATTGAGGTCATTTGGTAATTTGAGACATACAGATGGAGGTAATCCAGTAACCATAAATGTATATTTATGGGCAACTGAAGTTACATTAACTATGCCTACATCAAGAGATTTACCACCATTGACATCACAATCTGGAGTAATGAATTCAGGTGATGAATACGGTCAAGGTATAATCTCAAAACCAGCTAGCGCCATAGCTATAGCTGCAGGAGCATTAAAGAGCATACCTCTTATAATGCCTTATGCAAGAGCAACAGAAATGGTAGCAACAAAAGTTGGTGATATAGCTAGATTATTTGGTTACAGCAGACCAGCAGTTTTAACTGATCCTGGAATAATGAAACCAATGCCTGCGGGCAATGTAGCAAATATTGATGCAGCTGATGCTGTAGTCAAATTAACTTTTGATTCTAAAAATGAAGTAACAATTGATCCACGAGTAACTGGTTTAGAAGCTAGAGATGAAATGGGAGTTATTGATTATGTTAAGAGAGAATCTTATTTGACAACATTTAATTGGACTAGTGATGCTAATCCAGGTGATATGTTGTGGAATTGTCGTGTAGCACCAGATTTATTTGGTAGTGTTAATTACACAACACCAACATTAAGAAGAGAGTTGCATATGACACCTATGTGTCATATGGCTCAGTTATTTAAATATTGGCAAGGTTCAATCAAATTTAGATTTCAAGTAGTTAAATCAGCATATCATAAAGGTAGGATGTTAATTCGATATGATCCTAGATCATTAGGAGCAAATATTGATTATAA